CCTGAAGCAAAACGTCTACTGTAAAGTCAACAGATGCCACGCCGTTGTTAGCGCAATAAGTTTTGACCTTGCTTGATAGTGATGCCATAGTTTGTTCTCCTTTGTTGTTATATTTAGCACATACAGGCTAAAATTCTAGTTAATTTTATCCAAATAACGCTTCCACTTCTGCGTCAGTTAAAGCCTCGCCTGTTTTTAGTTTAGCTTTTCCTGAAGTTTTGTTGTTTTCATTATTTGTTTTTTTTGTATCAAAATCAGATTGTAGTTGCGTTAAACCATTAGTACATTCTTGTTCAGTAGGTTTTGTTTTACTATCATCATGTATAATTAAGTTTGCATAAACTTTATTTTTACTATTACTCCAACCAAACCATTGACCTTCGTGTAATTTAATTAAGTAATCTTCTATGTGATCTGGTCTACCATTAATATCCATTATTGACTATCTCCTAATCTTATAAACGTCACCCAAGTTTGATTTGATGTTGAGCTTCCTCTTGTATCTACACTTGAATTTGCTACGTTAACTCCAAGTTTTACTTTTTGATTTGAAACATTTGAAACATTTACATAAGCACTACAAATTGATGAAGTATAAGTATCTCCACTTCCATTAAAAATAGAAGTCCATCCTACACCTCTTTCAGTGTAGCTGGCATTATCATTAGTAGTTATGAGTTCACTATAGACATATCTTGATACAGCGCTACCTAATTGCCAAGAACAATTCCAAATAACATGATATAAACCAGTAACAGGAAAACTCCAAATACCACTACTAACTGACATACCAGTTCCAATTTTTGCAAAAGTATCTTCATCGCATCTTTCCCAGTTAGAAGATATTGGTTGAACAGAACCAGAAAATGCAGTTGTTAGTCTCCACATATCGGCTTCTGTAATTCCAGCAGTATATGAAGTTGTACCAGTTCCACCTGAAGCAGCAGGTATCGTTGGTGCTATTAAATTTGTTCCGTCTATTTTACTTAATGCCATAATCTATGCTCCTATTTTAAATCCTGAAACTGAACTATTTGTTGCTTCTATTGTTCCACCGCCACCACCATTTGCATCGACTCCATATGCATAATATGTAAGAGCATCTGAAACAACTAAATCTATTATTGAATAAATAGTTACAGTTTCTCTTGCTATGTTTCTATCTGTTGATGCGTTAGTTCCAGCGACTGCTTGTTTAACCGAAGATCCATTTTTATATAAATACACTATAAAATTTTCACCATCATTTCCTTCATCATCAAAATTAATAGTCATAGAAACTGTCACAACATATTTTCCAGCTTGTCCAGATGGCACAGTAAAAGTAGTTCCATCAAAGGCAGTATTTGTGTCTACTTCATTTGAAGTAAAACCAGTAACTTGTGTAACAACACCTCTACTTAAATCTAATATAGCAGCTTTTTCACCATAAAAATAAGGCTGATTTATTTTTTGCGTACTCAAATTCCCACTTCCATCACTCGTCATGATGTCGTTGTTGTTAAAATCTTTATATTCGTTTACTTTAATAATTGATCCCATTATGCTCCTATAATTTTGTATGCAGAAAATTGACCTTCTGTGCCAACAGAAGGATTTCCTCCAGTTGAGTTAAAACTTGCATAAACTTCAATGTAGTCGTCTGCATCTAAATAAATTACACCAGACGCTGCCATTCTTCCTCTTGCTAAAAAAGCGTCTCCATCTAATTCATTCTCTATCGAATTATCTGCTGAACCATTTTTATAAATAATAATTCTAGCTCCATATCCATTTGATGATTCAGAAACTTCTACTATGGCATTCACTTGATAATAACCAGCAACTCCAGGTGTAAAACGACTTCCATCATAACCACTAGCTGTGTCTAAAACTTCTGTATAAGAAATTTTAGTAAGAGTAGCATCTGATATTGTGGCTGCTACTGCTGGTTTTGCTAAAAAAGCTGGGGTGTTAGATATACCACCGGATATAGTAACACCTGTAGGAACTGTAAAAGTCTCTCCCGACGTACCAAGAGTCACTGTTCCTGATCCAGATATCGATTGTATGTTTGTTGTTTTAAGTGTTCCCATAATATTAAGTTCCTATCCTATATCCACCAAAATAAGTTTGATGTTGTCCACTTGATATTGTTATCGTTCCAGCATCTACGTCTAAATAAGTGTCGATTTTAAAGGCATCTGATGATCCATTTGCCTCTGCAACAGTAATTATTGGAATGTTAAATGCGTCTAAATTTGATGCTGAATAAGAACTTAAAAGTTGATTAGCACAGTCTCCACCATTTTTTCTAATTCTAGCTTGCATTTCAATAAATGCTGGTCTTGAAGTATCACTTCCAACTCTAATTGCAGCAAATAATAAATATTTTCCAGCTACATTTGGAGTAAAAGTGTAGGTGCTGGTATTAAAACAACTTGCTGTATCAAATACTTCAGTATCTATTTGAAGGTCTGTCGTTGTTGCGTCACTTGGATTTCTAGCACTTCCATTATAAGCAAGAAAAGCTGGGTTATTAAAACCTGTTGCTGTCCCATTATTAGTAAGTGTTGCCCCACTAGGAATAGTAATAGTGTCTCCTGAAGAGCCTATCTCTAAAGCTGTTCCTGATTGCGGGTCTAGTTTATCTACAAATAAAGTTGCCATATTATACTACCGTTAATGTTCCATTTACTGTGACTGTTCCTGTAAAACTTACTGGACCACAAAGCATCATGTTATCTGTTGCATCAATAGTTAATGCTGTTGATACAGTTGCTTTGTTTTCATAGCCACCGTTAATTGATTTTATCATTCCAAATTCAATTGAGTTTTCTCCAGGTGTAGTCGTACCTACAGCTTTACCTTGGTATACTACATAAATATTATTAGTGCCTGTTGGAGGGGCTGCGGTAAAAGCTAAAGTTGTTCCGCCTGTTACTGAATAAGCTGAAAATGGATCCTGACGGACGTTTCCAACATAGACTTCAATTTCGTTAACGTTTCCTACAGATTGTGAAAGTGTAAAATCTGTTTCTGAATTATCGCCGCTGTACTGCGAAGAGTTCATGGTCAATAAATTATTTTTTGGTCTATTTCCTAAATACGCCATGAGTTCTCCTATGTACTTATATCATCTACTGCGCCTACTACAATTGCTAAAGATGAAGCCGTATCTGATTTTGCATACAGTTGATCTCCAGAAGCAAGAACAATCTTACTGCCCCCATCGATTAATTCTAATGATCCGCCGCTTACGATTGGCGCATTTTTAATTAAGTAGTAATTGGTTCCACCTCTTTCGATATAAGCTTCTACTGTTATTGTTGTGGTTAATATATTAGCCATTCTAACGCTGATTAAACAATCAATACTATTTGTTGGGCCACCTAAAACATCAACGGCTCCCGTACCAATTGCTTCTTGAACATAATTTTTAAAATTTTGTGCCATAATTTACCTATACTATAACGCAATCGACATTGCAATCACGAAACCAGAGCTAACACCACTTGATGCTGCCCATTCCGGAGCATTTCCTCCCGAGTTAACTTGTAAAACATGACCAGCCGATCCCAATGCTAATCTTGCAGGAGTATTATTTGCTGATGCATATAAAACATCTCCTGTTGTGGTTAGTGTCATGTCAGTAGTTTTACTTGCAGGTAAAGTACAAAACACATCTAGTGTACTTGAACCACCTGAATTAAAATTTATTTTAGAAGTATTACCAGAAGAGTTAGTAATAACTGTATCTCTTGAAAGAGTATCTGTAGCTGCGTCAGTTACGGTGCCTAGACCCACTTCAAATAAACTTGAACCTTGTTCAGATATACAATAATAAGTAGTATTGCTATTACCAATTCCTGCAACAAAAGTTACAAAACCACTTACTGCACCAGCAAGGTTTAATGTACCTGTGCCAGCTGTTGTGCTAGTTTCTTTAACTCTGTCATTTAAAACCAAAGCCATAATTTTTCTCCTTAAGACATACTAATAATAGCATTAGATGCAGTAGTTGGATCAGGGAATGTAATTGTAAAATCACCATTCGTTGCTGTCTTACTACCACCAAAATCTAAAACTACCACTAATCTGTTTGCCACTGAATCAACAGTATCACTATTATATATTGCTGCGTACGCTGCTGAAAAAGTTGCAGACGACCAAGTTACATTTCCAAAGTCAACTGAAGCAACTGCTGTACTAGAAACGACTCCGTTGTTAGTTAAAGTTTTAACTGCGTAGTTAGAACTTCCACCTGAACTTACTTCATCTGTAGTTGAGTATACAGTGCTTGCTGTTGTGTATGGAAATGATCCTGATCCAACATATAAAGATAATTTAAAAACGTTTCCTCCAGAGTTAGCAAAGTCATGTTGACCTTGAAAAAGTGCACCTCTAAAAGAAAAGGGTATAATGTTAGCCATATTGTTTTCTCCTTATTTATTGCTTGATGGATTCCTCGATTCTAAAACAGTACGAATTACACCATCACCGTATTCATCTCTGCGTCTTCTACCTTGTTGTTCAATAGCATAAGACATTAAAGCTTTTTCATAAGCTTGTTGGTAGTATTGTAACATATCTTGAGGACCTTTCAAGTACCCATATGTATTTACTAGACAAGCATATAAAAGTAAATCTTGATATTTATTTGATAAATAAGTTCCATTTGTAGCTGCTGGAGCAGCTGTAGGATTAGTTGTATCAGTAATACTAACTGGTTCTTTATTATAAGCTAATGTAATTTCGTAGGTTTTATCAGGAGTTGGAGCTACAACCCAAAACTCATCATCCCAATTTGCATAGTATTTTGGAATGTCTACAGCTTGGGTGTCGGGTGTAGAATAATATTCTGCCATAAAACTAGTGTCTCTTTGCTCTAAATAAAATTGATTTCCAGCTTGATCTTTAAATTGTACATATCTAATAAATCTTAAATCTGCTGGAATAGTTACATATCTATTTCCTGCAATTGCATTAGAAGTTGCATAAAATCTATCTTGATCAGAATCAACTTCTCTGTAAATTTTATTTTCTGAATTTTTAATTATAGTATCTAAAACAGAACTACTTAAAACAGTTGAACTAACTTCTGTATAACTTCTAATATCGTCTTCTAAATTTGCTAAAGTATATGCCATTATGCGTTTACTACCTCAAGTGTTACTGGTCCTGCTGAACAATTATCTCCACCACCTTCTACATCACCTGATGTAGCATTACTAGTGCTTGTTATATAAAAATAATTTATTGGATTTGTCAAAGAATCTGTTGTTGTAGCTCCTGTAATATTTCCTGCAGAATCTATTTGTCCTAACGCAATCGTAAAACCATTTGCACTATTTAAATCACTTACATTATCAAACGTAGGTATTGTTGCAAAAGATTGTAAATTTCTTAAATCAGCTGGATCAGAACCACCAGGTCCAGCGCTTGTTACTTGTGGTGCACCTCTAAATCTTACAACGTCACCTGCTGCTCTTTGGTGATCTTCAGAAAAAACATTTACATAAGTTGTTCCGCCAGAAATAACAGTTGTAAAAGGATTATTGTCTAAAAGTATTAAACTTGTTTTAGATGCGGGTTGTGGTCTTGGATTAAATAAAGCTTGTGGATCTGATCCAACTGGTTTTGGTTCAAGTTGTGGTTGCTTTGCTTCATACTCTGAAGTATGAACTAAAGATCCATTCCATTCTCTAACCATTTCTGTATATGGAAATGCCATTCCTGATCTATCAGAAATTGCTAATGATCTTTTACCTGATGCATACTTACCCATTATACTCCATCTCCATAAAATGTTTGTGGTGATATGAAACTAGATGTACC